CTTTGTTTAAGTTCGTCAATTTTTGTTTTATACTTCTGTGCGATTTCAGGATATTGAAACGTATATAAAGAGTTTTGTACTAAATTTTCAGAATAAGTATCTATAAAATCCATTTTATCTGCTGTTTGCATACTAAAATTTTTAACAACATTAGAAACTTCTTCACTTTCAGTCCAAGTTTTATATTCTAAAAATTTATTATTTGCTTCGTTTAGTTCGATTATTTTAGCATAAGAATCTTGAGCAATAGGAAGTAAACTTTCCGGCATTACCTCATTTCTTAAAGCTGCGTTTTCTGCTAGTATTATATCTTCTTTAATTCTTCTTCGTTTAGAATGTTCAGCAGCAGAACCTATTGCACTACTAAAACTTTGTAAACCTGAAAGAAGTTGAGTATCTCTAGCAGAAGTATCAGGTAATCCTTGGGTTACTACAGATCTTTGGGTATCTGTAAGTTTTGTTTCTAATGGGTCTAGTCTAAATAATTGATCTGGAGATGGCATTAAGCTGTTGTATCCCTTTTAGCATTGATAGAAGTTTGTATTCCTGTACCAGCTATACTTAAAGCTGTGCCTAACATACTACCACCAGTACTTAAATTAGAAAATGCAGCGTTATTTTGACTGAGAGTACTTAAGGTTACATTTCTATGTCTAATTTCAAAGTCTCTCATTTTAGTTTGAAAATTTAAATCTTTACGAGCTAAAGCATTATATCCATGTCTTGCAATATTCATAACGGTAGCTTGGTAAGAACCTCCTTGTTTACCAAAAGTTCCTCCTGCACTTCCAGCTATAGCAGCATTTTTAGCTTGCTCTCTTCTTATAGCTTTTTTTAACTCAAAATCATCTAATCCAAACTTTTTAAGTTCTAATAAATGTTGAGCGTTTAAATTAAGATGGGAATTAACAGCTAAACTATTATTAATAGATGTTTGTCTATAAGCTTGAACTCGTTGAGCGTGTGCTTTTTGGTCAGCTAAATTCTTTTGATATAAAGAAGTTCCTGCTTTTGTTACAAAATCTAAAAAGTATAACGATGCAAAATCCACTAATCAGCCACCTTACAGAACTCATAAAACTTCACATTATTAACCATACGTTCCCCTATTATCTTAAATCCGCACCACTTGATCCACTTAAGGTGCATCTCATTCCTACTATCTATGATATTCCATAGATGAGGAAATAAAGTATTCATCTTCTCAACTTCAGTTCTACTTTCTTTCAAGAAAGGTATCTTGATTTTCTTTAGTTTATCTGAACCTAACATCCAGACGAGTCCTGTTTTCTTATCAGCAGGAACAACACCATACATACCAACAACCTGACCATAGTTATTTATGATAGACCGACAGACTCTCCCAAATAAGTATCCACTTAATAGAGATTGTTCTGAAGTCTTCCCTAGAGTATTAACTTCGCGTTTATCTTCAAACCTAAGATTAGGAGCTAACTCACATACATCGTGTAGCTGAGTAGCCCTATGAAAAGGCTTCATGTTATCTCCTTGCTACTGTTCTCACCACATAGTTACCTTCCCAATCAGCACCAGTAAAGGCACAAGGAAGGTATGAGTCAGATATGAGTTCCAGTTTTAGATCTCTGGAATCTGCCAAGATAAGCTTTTTAAAGTTACCAGTTTCAAAAGGAATAGTACCAATCTTATTCAAAGGTGATCCTAAGATACGGCCTGTATAGACATGGCTGAATGCATCTCTCCCTGGAGCTGTCACTTGAAGTTTGAAGAATCCGGTATTAAAATAATCTACATTGAACTTACGGATCTTCAGGATACCCCCTGCAAGAGAACTCAGTCTCCCCTGTACTTCACTCTTAATGGTAGGCTCAGTAAACTCATAGAGAAACTGGTATTCCTTACCGATGAAACATGAGCCAGCAGAGTGATCACCAGTAGCCGTGAGTGTAGTGGGAGTTGTTTGAGATACTCCTTGAACTAAATCTCCTTCCTTACCTAAAAAAGAAGGACCAAAGATTACTCTAAAGGTTGACCCAAAGTCATCAGGATAGGGTATAGTCCAAGAAGTAAGATCAGCACCGGAGCTGTAAGATCCTGTAACTTCTGTTAGTCTGTCTACATGAGGCTTAAAGGAAAGCTGAGTGATGCTTTCAGTCAGGTTTACAAGGTTAGCATCTTGTAAATTCATCTTATCTAGGTAAGTACCATCAGGTCTTACAATAATAAAATAAGCTACATTTTCTACAACTCTCAAACCTATTACTTTTTCTTCTGATTTAAATTTCCATTTAGACCATGAACTTAATTTCTTTACCCCTCTTTCAAAGAGCATTTTATACATGAAAACTTCATTTAAATTCTCATCTGATAAAGCAAAGAGAGTATCTTGATGAGGGCTTAAATCAAATAATCTACCTTTGATATAACTAGGAACATGGGAAGTAATATCTTCAGCAGTCTCTTCTTGTAAATCTTCAATCGTACCAAATTCTCGAATGATTGAAAAACCACTGGTATTGGTAGCAAAATAAAGCTTTCTACCATTTAATACAGGTTTAATTAACTTGTCAGTTTCATACTCAGTGATTAAAGCTAACTTGGCATTAGTAGGTGTGAGTCCACCAGCAGCAAACTGAGATAACTTGAACTGAGCAAAGTCACTAAAGAGATAGAGTTCTTCATTGAAAGCTATACCGTGATTCAAGATACTAACCTGATTACTTGGAGAGGCCAAGTCAATCATATCGGTATCTAAAAGATCAGTAGCCGTAGTATTATAGAAATTAAAGAACTCTCCTAATTCAGAGAGTATAATATTTTCTCCTGCTAAGAAACCTAAACGGTTCTTATGGAAGAATATATCATTCAGCTTTTCTGTAACAAAGGTTGGGTCTGGAGCTGTAGTTTCATCTCCAGCAGCTCTGTCTGTCCATGTAATTTGAGATAGAGAGAATACAGTTTCTCCATAATCAGAAGAAAAAGCATCATCCCAAGGATCTTCAGAAGTTCTGATAAACTGAATAGGCATGGTACTAGGATCTAAACTATTAGCTAGTTCCGGTTCTACAGTCTCTACCCATTCACCTACATCTTCATCAGCTTGGTTATTATGTTTAATCCAGTAATCATCAGTCCCTGAACTGGGATCTCCTGTAATTTTAACAATAAATCCATCCTTGGTTCTAGCAGGAAGATCCGTAAAATCTACAACACTATCTTTAATAGCAATACAATTTGCTTCTGGAGCTTGAACATGAAGTGTAAAATCACTACCATCTTTTTTAGTTAAGTGAACATTTGAACTACCAAACTTGGTGATATCAAACGTAGATCCAATAGAAGAAACAAGTTCATCAAAACAATCTGTTATTTGAGTAGCAGCATTAGCACTGGAATTAATAGTAGATCTTAAAGTACCATCTACATAAACTAGAAAATCAGTAGCGTTAGAAGCCTGTTTGAGAAATACAATACCTTCAGGATCTCTCGCGTCTCCTGTCGTTGTTAACTTGGCAGTAGCCGTTGTCTTGTTTAACAGAAAAGTATAGTCAGCTACAGTAAATAATTTAAGATTATCCCTAGCATCAACTGTAGTGATATAAGTTAATACGTCTCCTGTAGCTCCTGAGACGCTCTTAGATGTCCCATCTAAATCCCATACCTCCATTTCAGATCCTGAGAAATCATCGCTGAAATCGGTACTGAATTGGTCTGAGGTGATACTGACAATATATCGTTCATCTTCATCACGATTAATGAAATGTATGTGAGCATCAGTATCAGTTTTATTACTTAACTTAGCAACAAATTCTAAAGGGGGGCGTTTCTTTAATCCTTCTGCTATGGTAACTAGACCATTTTCTTGAGTTTCACATTGAGAAGCTAAACGTAATGAAGGGGGTTGTTGTGAAACCCCATTAATTAAGTTGCTTATTTGTTCTGTTATTAGTGGCATTTACCATGTTTTCCTGTAGAGCTTAGTAGTATTATACATATCTCTTGTACCATACCCGACATTATATCCAGAACGCTCTCCTTCATCATCTAGTAAATCTGCATAGGCTTCTACTTCTTCTTGTCTATTTACTGCTTCTGCTGAAACTTGTCCAATAATTTCTTCTTGGAAAATCCTGGCAGCCTTAGTTGTAATATACTGTCTAGCAGTTTGAGGTATATCTTCAAAATCCAGTAATGTAATTGTAACAGCATCGTTGACAGAGGCAGTCCAAGTAAAGGTATTGTTATCTAAATCATAAAGAAAAGGAGATCCTTCTCTTCCTCTGATTGTAGTCATCTTAGTAGGAGAATAAATAGATAGAACTGTCGTACCAAGTGGAATTCTACTATCAGAATCAAGAGATAATACTACATCCCATTCAGTATTAAAGTGCCAGCCTTTCTGCTGTACTTCTCTATTGATATTAGATAGTAAATTCTTAGCTTGTGTAACATCTACGGTAGTTGCTGTTTCCAGACTTGAAACTGCTGCTTCTCCTACGGCAGCTAAAAGCATATTAACAGCTTCTAGTTCATTGACAGGAACTGTAGTAAAGTGTGACATTTTAAGTTACCAGACTCATGCCCATAACCTGAGCGTTTCTAACGGTTAAATTATCTGTAGTATCTATATTAGCAACAAAGATAGAAACATAATCATTTGTAGCCATAGAAGCATAGCCAAACGTAACAAGATCAACTGAGTTAACTGTAACAGCAGGAGCGATTCCTACTATTTTAGTACCTGTAATCAAAGTACCGTTCTTGTGTAATGCTAATCCAAATTCTTTACTTGTAGCAGAAGTATCAATTTCCAAGGAAGCTGAGGCTAAGAATAGACAGTTGACTGTAGGAGTCCCTGTATATCTTAGTCTGCCATCTGTATTTTCATCAAACTCATTTGCAGTAGGAGCTGTGCTTAAAGTCCAAGTTCCAGCAGTTCCTTCTACATACGTTCCAGCTCCAGCAATTGTAGTGCTACCAGCAGAAGAAATATACATACTGCCTTGTTTTGTTTGACAAGTTTCAATAAAGTCACGCAAGTCCTGAGGAGTAATAGAACCAGCAGCCTGACTGTCTTGAAACAAGTTAGTAACTAAGTCGCTTACGGTTCTACTTGTATCAGTCATTGTATCTCCACAAAATATATAAAAAAATGAGGAGCCTAAGTGTTACCTTAGACCCCTCAAAAGGTTAACTCGAAGTTACGGTAGTACCACTACCAGAACCTTGAATTATGATATGAAATCCACCGTTACAACCTATTGTGCCTGAATAAGCTTTTGCAGCTAATCGTACAATAGCCTTAGCAGGGACAACAAGTGGAATATTTCCAGGAAATGCAAATACTCCAGGTGAATCCGTAGTTACAATTTGTGCTATATCACTATCATGTTCTCCAATATTCATTTCAGCAATGGTTTCCCACTCGTGAGAACCATCATTGGTTGCTAAACCTTGAAGGCCATGTCTTGCCATTTGTAAGGCAAACGTAGCAACTCCAGCAGACGTTCCAGTAGGAGTAGTATTACCCCAAAAACCAAACACATAACCTGTATGTCCAGCAGGAACTTTCCACCAAGCACTAGCCATTTTATATTTGCCCTGATCAATCTGAGCAATATCATTAGCACTAGCATCATTCTGTACTTGGATAATACCAGCAGACTCAAGACCAGTACCAACAGAAGCTATAAATGCTTCATTGATAAAAGTCCAAGTAGTATCACCTTGTTCAACAACAGTAGTACCATTCATAGTGACGGTAGCTTCTTTAATATTAAAAGAAGTATCCAAACCTTTAACTGTTACCGTTTGAGCACCAGTTCCGGCAGGAGAACCATCATCATCAGTTGAAGCAGATATTAATTCAATACCATCTCCAGCAGTACCTAATTGGGTCATCGTTGCATCATCTAAATTTGATACCAATTCGTAAGCAGTACCTACTGAAGCATTATCTCCTGTTACATAGTGTAATGAAGTATTAGTAACAGCATTTGCAGCGACAGGAAGATAACTTCCAACATCAGCAATATCAGCCATAGTTATTCTCCTTTCGCTTAAGAGGTTTTAAGTTCAACACAACACTCAGGACGAATGAAACTATGACCCATAGCGTACTTAGCCACAATCCACCAACCTTGAAGCCTAATGTCGTATTCAGTTTCAACTGCCAAGTTCAACAACTTAACGGTAGCTACTGCTGACTTGTGCATAACTAATGCCTTAGTCGTAGAGAAGTTAGCTTCGTGAGTTGTGACTCCAGTAGAATCACTGATAGTAGTAATAGGAAGATTGTTAGTTTTCACAAGATGAATACCAGCGATCTTCATAACTTCGCCTTCTGCATATACTCCTCTTCCACCCCAATCACGGTTGATCAGGTTGGTAGTTTCTGCCATTAAGTAATACTGGGCAGGACGTACATACATATATCTGTCATTTTCAGGAACATTCTTTTCATCTAGTTCTTCAGCAGCATCAAACAAGCCACCACCCAAAGTAGAACCGGAAGTTCCATAAGAGGCATTAGTAAGTACAGCTCCACCGTTACCACTCGTAACGAGCGTAGAGGAACGTGCGCCTAACACACCTTCTTGAAGTACATTCTTATCCCATTGAGTACCAAGTATAATACCAGCCTCTTTAGCATAAATAGAACGTACATCATAATGATTCATAGC